CGGAATATTGGGTGCGCGCTGTCACCATCGAAAGCATGGGCAAGAAGCAAGGCACCGCCCGTACTGACAAGGGCTTCCTGCGCGTCCAGCTATACCCAAGCGCAATCGGCGTGACGCTGTTCCCGGAAGGAACAGACGTGGCCGCCGTGGTGGACCGGATGGTGGCTGAACACCGGGCCAAGCTGGCGGAACGCATCGCGTTTCTGGAAGCAACCGGCGACAAGTATAACCAGCTTGGGGATTTGCGGTGGTCGCTGGAAATTGCAAACCGGCCGCCCGTGATTCACCATGAGTAACCCCGCCAAACAGCAAACCGCCCCGGATGATTCCGGGGCGGTTGTCTTTCCAAGCTGTGGGCGTTACTTCCGCGCGCTTGGCAGCACCAGTGTTTTGCCTTCCGCCTGCGCCTTGGCGGTCGCGGCTTCGAACTGTGCTTGGGTGTAGCCCGGGGCCAGCACGATTGAATCACCGCCGCCCGCTGTGCTGTTGTTGCCGCGGCTGCCCGCGCCGCTTGACGGCGGGAAGAAGTGCGGGGCTTCACCCTTCAGGTTTTCCACCCATGATGCCGGGGTGCGCGGCTGGCCGTTGGTTTCCGTGATGGCCACGCCGTTGCCGTCAACGCACGTCACCTTGCCGTCTTCGCTCACCTGAAAAACACCGCGGCCACGGTTCAACAGGTCCGGCACCGCCGTGGGCTGCACGCCCGCTTTGATTGCGGCTTCCGCCAGTTCGCGTTCAAGTGTCAGCTTGCGCACCGTTTCCATGCGCTGTTCAGCCGCCTTCTTGGTGTTCGCGATTTCCTGTTCTTTCGCGGTGAGGGTTTGCGCGAACCTGTCTTCGGTTTCCTTCAGCCGCCGCTTCACCAGCCCGTCAATATCACCGGCCGCAACCAGTTTCTTTTCTTCTTCGTCGCGCAGCTTGGCCATGGCGGCTTTGGCCGTGTCCGGGTCGCCCAAGCCGCTGAACTTCTTCAGGTCTTCTTCCAGCTTGCGCTTTTCGGCCAGAATGGTGTCGCGGTTTTTCACCAGCCCTTCGGTGGTCACTTTCACTTGCGATTCGAACCACGCCCGGGCTTCCGGGGTTGACAGATCCGGCGGTGTGAACTTCGCGCCGCCCGCTGGTGCGCCGCCGCCCGTTCCCGTGTCGCCGCCGGTGCCGCCGCCAGCCGGTCCGCCCGGTTCCGGGGCCATGAACATGGTCCCGTGGTCAAATGAGAAACCGCCGTCGGCGGTGTGCACCTTCTGGTGCGCTTGCTTGTGCATGGCTTGCCTTTCGATTGCGGCCTTCGGGCCGCGTGCCGCGCGGGTTCGCCCGCGCTAAAGTTTTCTTTTCCCTGTCAGGATTTCTTGTCCCATCCGATAGCTTTGTGTCGGCTATAGAGTAGGGCGTGCGTGTGTTGTTAGCGCCTTCAGCGGGGCGGCCTTGCGCACGGGCCGCCGCCGCGCATTACTCGCGCGGTGGCCAGTTCCAGCAGCCGGACTTCGGCGTTTCGCTAAACTCCACACTGGTGTGGTGGCCGTGCAGTTCGTCTTGGCCGTCCTGCCCAAACACGTACAGGTTCACCATGTTGTCGTTGAACACGTAGGTGATTACGGCAGCCCGCGGGCACACAACCCGCGTCAGGCCACGGCTCGCGCCGAAGTGGTAGTGTACGGTTCTGCCCACGGTTGGTTTCATTGCCCGCCCTTTGTTTTCTTCCCGCCCTTGCCCGGCGGCACTGGTGCACCCTTGGCACCGGTTGCCGGGCTGTCGTCTTCCTGTTCGTCTTCGCCGTCGGTGTCGTCTTCTTCACCGCCAGCGCCGCCCACGGCCTTCTGTTGCGCGGCCATTGCTTCCGCCGCCTTGCGTTGCCGTTCGGCCGCTTCCAGTTCCACGGCCGCCACTTCTTCTTCCACCGTGCGCGTGGGGGAAATGATATCGCCGCGCTGCAGGTTGCGGTGGTATTCGGTGCGGCTGATTCCGCCCGCTTGCAAGGTCTGGAACAGGGCGGTCAACATGCCCGCATCCATCCGGCCTTCCGCAAAGTCCGTGATGGTCTGAACGTCGCCGCCGCTGGTGCCAGTCCACTTGCCCGCGTCCGTGATGGCCGCCCTGAAAGCATCGGTGCATGATTGCACCACAGCTTCCAGCACGGACAGTTCATCCCGGCTTTGCGTCTTCACGGCTTCGGCGGTTTCGGGTTGGCGTTGCCGGTGCACCAGCTTGGCACCAAGCGCCGCCATGTATTCTTCATTGCGGGTCAGGGCGTCCAGCAGGCTGGAAACGCCGCTGCCGCTGTATTCAAGCATCCCGATATCGGTGACGTTTTCGGGCAACACCCAAAACGCGGATGCTCCAATCGTCTTGGGCACTTTGTCGTCCGGGATATCGCCAATCAGGTACGGCGTGGGCTGCGCCAGCATGTAAAGACACTGGCGGTAGTCGGCCTGCAAGGTGTAGTGGTGCAGGTTGGCGTCGGCCAGATCCAACAGTGGGGACTTTTCAAGGTCCGGCTTGTTACTGTACGGGCCGACGAAATAGAATGGGATGTAGTCAAGCGTGCGGCCGCTCACCATGGGCGTGTGATCGGTGGAAGTGGCCACCATGATTTCCGGCCGCTTGTTTGGGCCGGGCTTGCCAAACTTCACTTCCCATTTCTTTATCCGGTACACCGGCGTTTCGCCGCTGGTGTCCAGCAACAGTTCCAAGAAGCGGCCCACGTCGTCGCCGTCGGTGTCCGGCTGTTCACGCAACACCACACGGGTAAGCCGCCGCATCCCCTTTACGTAGCGCCGCTGCCATTGCGTGATGTTTTCGGCGGTGAACTGTGAAATGTACGGCACCGCGTTTACGTCGGCTGTTTCGGGAAGGTCAAGCATAATGCCATGGCGGCCCATATGGATGGCTTCGCGCACCGCAATGCGAAAGGCTTCCATGATGCTGTCGCCTTCCGCCGTCATGGCGGTTTCCCATTCCTTCAGCTTGCCGGGAAGCTTGAACGTCGGCGGCACCCTGAAGACGATACCCAACAGCCCGCGCACCGTGCGTTCTATTACCGGGTAGAACAGCGTGCGGGTTTTGTACGCCGCATAGGCCGTGTCAGGCATCCCGGCGGGCTTCGGCAGGTAGGCCGTGGCCGCTTCCTTCACCCGTTCATTGCCTTGGAACGTGTCGCGCAGCTTGGCGAATTCCGCCAGCTTGTTTAGGTACGGTGTTGAGTAGAAGTAGGAATATTCCATGGCGTCCCCGTCAACGTAACCGCGCGGGCTTGCGTCCGCAAGGTGTTAGATCAGCCCTTTGATTTCCACCGCTCGCACGGTGCTGCCTGTGGCCGCGAACGCCAGCGCCAGCGCGTCCGCAAAGTCCGGGCTTTTCACGCCCCGGCGTTTCAGTTCGTCTTTGGTTTCAAGCTGGATCTTTCCGCCCGGCGTTTCAAACCACCGGGGTGTGGCCAGTTCATTGCGCAGCACTTCGTGGTCCGGCAAGAATAACAGTTCGTCTTCCGGGTACTCGCGGCCGCCGTCTTCACCGTTCAGCCACTTCAGGTGTTGGAAGGTTTTGTGGGCCCGGTCCCGCAACATCCACCACAGTTCCGCCTTCAGGTTGACGAACTTCCCTTCACTGGTTTTACCGTCCGGCCAGCGGGCTTTTGTTGGCTTCTGGCCCGTGTTCACGCCGCGGCTGTGCACCTGTGGTAGCCGCTTCAGTTGCGCCATTACCCCGGTGCCCAAGCCGTAAACGTCATAGTTCAGCGTGGCCGCCCGGTGCTTGGCCAGCAGGTCCGCCGCGTAGTTCGCGGTATTGATGGTGTCCGGGTCATTCCAGCTTACCGGCATTTCCACTAGCGGCCCTTGCCGCACAATGAAAACCGATAGGTCCGAACCGCCGCCCACGTCCAGCCCGGCCACACGTTTGCCGGTGCCCTTCACGCCACGCCAGCCACAGCACGCCGCCACCCATGCCGCCGGGATACAAATGTTTTCCACCGATGCGTCATAGTCCAAGTCGATTTCTTGGGCCACGATCACCGGGTCGCGCTTTGCCTTTTCCGCCGCGTACCATTCCGGCGTCTTTGCCGGGTGGTCTTGCCACCTGAAGGTGAACACTGAATAGCGCCCGCTGTGCCGCTTCTTCGCGAACGGGTTGCCCTTGCCGCGCGGGGTTGAAATGTAAATCTTGCAATCGCTGTTATCGTCCAGCGCCGCGTCCACCTGTTCCGGGTGCGCGATATGCGCGGCTTCATCCAAGAAGTAAACGCTGTTTCGGCCGCCGCGGCCGATGTTGTCGCCAGCTTCCCCCGTGATGGCCCCGCCAGTGGCCGGGTTCACCAGCTTCAGGAAGTGGTCATGCTCTTTGTGCCTGAAGCCGCGCGGAAGGAATTCGGGCGGAAGGTTGCGCAGCACTATGCGGATCTTTTCGAAGATACTGTCCGCGTCCCCTAGTTTGTCCACCAAGTCTTCTTTGCGGCTTCCGAAACCGATTTTCACGCCCGGGTGGAACAGCCACAGCCACACGGCCACGGCCACACTAAGCCACGTCGCGCCCATATCGCGCGCCTTTTCCACCACGCCGTCTTCGCGTTCAGTGAAGCGGCCCACCAGCCACAGCACGAATTCACGTTGCTTGGGAAACAGCACAAACGGAATGGTTTTGGCCCCGTCGCGCCGCGGGTCAAACGTCACGCACCAATGTTCGATGAACTCCACCGGGCGGGTGCGGTAATACACCAGCGCCGCGGCCAGCACCTTGGGGGTCCGGCGGATTGCGCGCAGGCGTTGAAGCCGCTGTGTCCGTGCCGCGGTGTAGTCAGGTGGCCAGTTCATCGGGTGCGCAGCACCAGCCCCATTATGGTTGCAATCAGCCGATTGCGCTGTTCGGCAATCCACACAAGTTGCCGCCGCACGATTTCAACCCCGGCCGCCGCGGTGAACGGCACGGCGAAATCGCGGGTCGCGCCACAGCTTCCGCACGCAATGCGGATTGGTGCATGGTGTGGCGGCACCGGCGTGGTGTGAACGTGCCGCCGCAAGGTCCGGCGCAGGCAATGCCAGCACGGGCTGTTCATAAGCACGCCGCCGAAGGTTTGCGGTTTAGTCGCCACAGCCCCGCCCTATCTTCCCGGTGTCGCCCGGGTCCGTGAACTTCTTCCAGTGCACCCACCCTTTGGG